GCCGCATACCTGGGCAATGCTCGCATTATAAGAAGAGCGCTGCGAACGACCTCGCTCAAGGTCGGAAATCGACGCCTGATCTATGCCCACGCGCTCGCCCAGTTCGCCCTGAGTAAGCTTTGCGTGCTTACGGGCGGCTTTGACTCTGTCTTTATATTCCATCCTTAAATTATTACTGGTACACCCATATCCTTGCAAAGTGGTATTCCTATGCTCTACGATATGGGTATTCACATATGGAGGGGCAGCATGAACACTATTTATAAGGACCTCGTTGCCTTCTTCGGAACGCAGGAGGTTACCGCCGAAGCACTGAAGGTTGATCAAAGCACTGTTTCTGGTTGGGTTCGCGGGAAGCATGGGATGTCACCTGTTCTTGCCAAGCGGGCCGAAGCCCTGACGCGAGGCGAGTTTAAAAAGGAAGCGTTGTGTCCGACATTCCCATGGGCGGAGATGGTGGCCTGATCATGTCGACAACCAAATTAAGCCCTGAGCAGGAAGCAAGGTCCCGCAAGAATTACGGCGAACTCATGCGCCGCTTGAACTCTGTCGGCAATGCGCCCGTTGCGCTTGCAGTGGGTTGCGACGAGGCGACGATCAGCCGCATGAAGCCCGAAAAGTTTGAGCAGTTCGCTCAAATCCTCGCCGTGCTCGACTTGAAGATCGTTCAGACAGACATGCGCTGCTTCAACGAGCGCGACATTGAGATGTTCATTCACGGTTCGAAGCGCTGGATGGAACACATCCAAGGCGTTGATCAGCTGGAGGGGGATTGATGAAAAGTCATGACGGTTTTGCCGTGCCTGAATTTCGGGCGAAAAAAAACCGGGCTGCAACCCCCGGCCTTTCCAAAACGTACTGCGCACACTCTGTGAGGTGATCCTACATGCACCAGAGCACTCAAGGCAATACCCAATACATTGCTCACATTGACAAGTCCCGAGGGTTCACCCGAATGGACAACCAAATGATGGACGCCCTGGCGGCGATCCACCTATCGCCGTCAGAGTTCAAGACGCTGCACGCAATCACTCGGATGGTGGTTGGCTACCAGATCGAAACTCGTCGTATCACCGCTGAGGAAGTCGCCAAGAGGACCAACATCCTGCCAGCCCATGCCTCCCGCGCAATCAGCAGTCTTCTTGCTCGGCGCGTCCTGTATCGCGTGGGGGGAAGCCGTGGCGATATCGGTATCTGTGATCCGGCTGAATGGATATTTCAAGAGCCCAAGAAGAAAGAATCGACTCGACCAAAATCAGTCGAAATTACCAAAATTGGTAGTCTCGCTTTGGTCCCGAAACTACCAAATTCAAGCGACTCCCTTCCTTATACGAAAGAAATACCCCTAGTAACTGTTCCTACGGAACAGATTACTGCCCCCCAAGGGGCGGAAGCCGCTCCGATTGAAAAACCTGCGCTGGTTTCGTTCGATGGCGAAGATTTCGACGTCGACACCACCCTGATCACCAAATGGGCGAAAGCCTATGCGCCGGTAGACATCGAAACCGAAATATCCCGTGCCGCCGCCTGGGCTAGCGCCAATCGCCCGAAGAAGGACTGGCGCCGGTTTCTGGTCAAGTGGCTTGGCCGCGCTGCGCTGAAGGCGGGCAACGGTGTTTCCGAGGATGGCGTCCCTGTCGACCAGATCATCGATCTGTACCACCAGGTGTGCCCGAACCTGCCAGCCGTGACGGTGCCCAGCGACAAGGTGCTGCGCAGCATGATCTCCGAGCGCTGGAACGAATCGACTGCCCACCAGAGCGGTCGTGGGTTCTGGCTGGGTTTCTTCCAGAAGGCCAACAATCGCAGTCAGGTCTTCTACCGCGGTGAAAACGTCGTTCCGCGCCTTGAGGCCCTGGTCAACCGTGGCGTCTTCCGCGCAATCGAAGAGGCCGCCCAATGATGGATCTTCACAGCCTCGAAGCCGAGCATGGTTTCCTGGGCGCCATGCTGCGCCAGCCGCACCTGATCGATGTTCTGAGCGATGACCTGGCTCCCGAAGCGTTTGCCTGGGATGACAACGCTGATCTCTACCGCCTGATCCTTGATCTGCACAGCAAGGGCCAGCCCGTTGACGTGATCACCTTGAGCGACCGCCGGGCCGAGCTTCCCAGCGGCACCGGCGTCCTGGCCTATGCCGCCGAGATCCAAGCCAACACGCCGAGCGTGGCCAACGCCAAGTATTACGGTCAGATCATTCGTGATCGGGCTGTGTGTCGCCAGCTCGCCGGCGCTGCCGAACGTATCAACGAACTGGCTCATGAGGCCGCCGACGTCGAGGACAAGATTTCTCAGGCGCAGTCCATCGTTTTGGGCCTGGACGCCAAGGGTTCCGACGGCGAGTGCCAAATGATCGGCGACATCCTGACCGGGCATGTCGAGATCCTGCAAGAACGCCTTGATCGCTTCGAGAAGGGTGTGTTGATGGATGGCTTGGCTAGCGGGCTGCCTGACCTCGACAAGTACACACAAGGAATGAAGCCGGGCCAGATGATCGTGGTAGCAGGCCGCCCGGCCATGGGTAAAACCACTTTGGCTATGAACGTGGCGGCCGACGTCGCACTCAACCAGCGCCATCCGGTCGTCGTGATCAGCCTTGAAATGACCAAAACGCAGCTGATGGACCGGCTGCTGGCCGCTGTCGGCGGAATTCCCCTTGCGTCTTTGAAGACCGGTGAATGCGCTGCGGACCATTCCGCCCAACTGTCCATGGCCACCAAGCGCCTGATGGATTCCCCTATCGCCGTCTCAGACGTGCCGGTCATGACCATGGCGCGGATTCGCTCCATATCCCGCCGCCAAGCGCATCGCCTCGGCAAGCTCGGCCTAGTCGTCATCGACTATTTGGGCCTGGTCGAAGGGGAAGGCAATGGCCGGACCGAAGACGTCACCACCATGTCCCGTCAGATCAAGCTGCTGGCTCGTGAGTTGGAGTGCCCTGTGATTGTGCTGTCTCAGCTCAACCGTAGCTGTGAGTCACGCCCAGACAAGCGCCCTGTGCTCAGCGATCTGCGCGAATCCGGCGCCATCGAGCAGGACGCCGACATCGTGATGTTCGTTTACCGCGACGAGGTTTATCACCCGAACACCCAAGATAAAGGGATCGGCGAAATCCTCATCAGGAAAAACCGGGACGGTGAGATTGGCATGGTCCCTACCGCATTCCAAGGCGACCGTTCCCGTTTCATGCCGCTGGCAAACCACTCCCGCGATAACAACGTCGTGAAGGTGAACTTCTGATGAGAGAGCGCAGACAGGTTTACCACCATCAGGGCTATCGCCTCCGCTCCTACACAGAATTGCTTTGGGCGCGAGTCCTTGAAGCAGCGGACATTTTCTATCTCTACGAACCGGATTTGGTCCGTGTGGACGACGGTTTCTATTTGCCAGACTTCTGGCTTCCGAACGTCGGAATTTACGTCGAAGTTAAGGGCAATTACCCAACGGAAGAAGAAATCCAGAAGGCCGATGCCGTCATGGATCGAACCGGTCGCGAGGTGGTTTTTCTCTACGGCAAGCCAGAGAGCGACCGCGGCGGCCTTTACAACTGCGGGATGCAGGTTCGTGGCTCCAACGGCTGGACTGACGCGATAGCCCCATACGACTTGCACAGCCTGGTTCGCGAGATGGTTGGCATGTCGGCATGGGCGCGTATCCACCTTGCAGTACAGCCTGACGACATGGATTGGGTGCGCCCCATCGGCGAAATCCTTGAAGAGTTCTTTCTCACGACGGCTGACAGGCCCGACATGGAAAAGGTGCTTCGAGAAACCCATGCGGAAACCAATCGTCTGCGGCTTTCCCAGCCAAGGGATGTTTCTGTCTGTGAGAAGGGCCTGAAGTGGTACCTGGACCGCCACGAATTTCGCAAATCGCAAAGAGGTGCCGCATGAGCAAGCGCACATGGATGGTAGTAGTGCCCGGCTGGGCTCCGTTTCAGATGGTGTCTCTCGAGGACGGCCCCTCAATCAAGAACAGGCACGTCGCGCAGCACGCGTGATC